GATTAGATATATACAAAGCAAAAAATATCATCTAAATAATGGCACAAAGAGTCAAACTTGATTTATCCCAATTTAAAGCTTCTGGAGTTTATACCTTGGAGTTTGATGCGTCGGCGAACGTTATCCTAACGACCCAAACTATCCGTCTGGTGGTAGGATTTTCCAACCAAGGGCCTTTCAACGCACCAGTTTACATTCCAGACGTTACAACTGCAATTGCAGTATTTGGAGAAATCGATAAAAATCTAGAGGCAAAAGGATCTTTCTTTCAAAGATCTATCCTCACCTGCTTGAATGCAGGACCTGTTTTCGCTCTTAATCTACTAAGACTAAACAACGATGACGACAGTCCTACTGCAGATAAAACTCCATATTTTGGATACTCTGTAGATACCGAGCAGTCAAACGGAATTCTAAGAGAAAAACTATATGCTTCTTATTACAATAAGGAGAGATTTTGGTATGCAGACACAAATTATTTCTTAGCTACTAGATCTGTAGTGGACCAAGGTAGAATTTTTAACCTGGTAAACTTGGGTTCTAATGCAATGTCCGTGATTGTTAGAAAATCTACCGATGCTAATCCTCCTCTTGCAGGCTACGATATTTTTGCCCTTGATTGGTATGGAGCAGGAAACGTCCCAAGCTACGTTAATCCGTACGACTATATTGCCGACTGGTTTATAGATGTTATTGCAATCTCTGGAGACTGGACTAATTATGCAGCTCTTTCTCAAGATCCTCTATGGAGTTCATTCTTTACTCCTAATGGATTCATTAAGAGTCAAATGAATAACTTCTTGAATAGACCAGAGGTAGAGATCGTTTCTGTAACTACTGGATGTCTAATTATAGATTTCGTTGATTTGAACGGAAACAACCAGTACATCCAAACTCTCATAAACAACAACACTCCTTCTAACGGTTTATTCTGTGCAGTTGATGAGAATGCACTAGAAAATCTTTGTGAAAACCCTTACAAAGTCGATTTGGTTGGTAACCACTTAATTGATGAACTTTCCGGAGACAGAGACATTCAAGATGCTAAACTTAACTTCTTGAGTTATGATCAGAATCTTCTTCAGGATTACCTTTATACTAAAAACTACAGCACTCTTACCCCCTCTACTGGAGGAACAATGCCAGTTGGAACCCTATATTGTCTACCAAGCACCGGATACACAATTGGAATTACTGGATCTGAATGGGGTGGAACTGCAGGTATTCCTTCTGCTTGTTTCCAAGCTTATGACTCAACACAGTACATAGCAGGACTTCACTTCTTAGTAGCTGCAACAGGAGCTTCCGGATCAACTATTACAGCTTCTGATCTACAGAATCTTAAAACATTCTTAACCCCTTCCAGCACTTCGTCGCCTTACGTAGTAGGTCAAGTAACTGGAATTACTGGAACTAACACGGATTCTACCATATCTCAGTTCCAGAATAACAGTCTAGTAAAACTTAAAGTTGCTAACGTCACTGAAGTAAGCGGAAACCTTAGAATTGCTTTTAGCCACCCTCTAGATATCGACAAATATAGAAACCTGGGTATCGTAGTAACCCCAATAGCAGAAAACTGGACATCTACCACTTATGTTCCTAGCGGAATAACCGGGGGAGTAATAGGAGTGACTGGATATCAGTTTGGATCTTCGGACTCTTTGGGTGTTCAATTTACTGTTAATCCGGGAGGAACTGGAGCGACTTCAGCAGCAGGTCCTACTGGATATATAAATGCTTTGGCTGGTCAGCTTTCCACTCCTTTCTATCAAAATGTTCTCTATGCAGAACTTCAAGATGGCGATTTGATTTACACCAACTCTGATCTTACTACCAACATCAGATATATTTCTTACTACGAAGGAGTTGACAGAGACCAATACTCTTACTATTACGCTTTTGCTTACTCTAACGTAGCTAGAACTACCAGCACTCTCGTTGCAATTCCAAACTTTGGAGCAACGTATGCTTCTACTACAACAGGCCAGGTTGCTGGATTCCCAGTAAACTATAAGATCGACATAGTTTCTTCCGTAGCAAGTATTAACGAATTTATAGATGTTTATGGAGGACTAAGTGGAAAAGTTAGTGTTACTTCCTTCAAGATCGACTCTAGTTTATTTACAGTTTCTGTGGGAGATCTCTTAGTTTCAACCGATCAAGATCTGTGTCAAATTGCAAACACCAACAGACAGCAGAGATTGACCAAAGTAACTTCTGTAGCTTCTACTCCGGTTGCTAACATTGTAACCGTAACAACAGCTAGACCTATCTACTTCTACCCAGGAGGAGTTAGTGGACTACAAGTTCAGAAGTTCCAATCCATTCCTCAATTTACTACTTCTTTCGACTTTACATATCTCGAAGGGTTCCAGCTTGGAGATTATCACAAGCCAAACGGAACAGATGCTAGAGTAACTGAGATTCTGGATGTTATGTATAACACCAACATTGCAGCAACCCTAGCAACTAAAGATGTTATTTCTTTCAGATACATCGTTGATACCTTCAGTGGAGTAATTCTACCAAACTCTAAATATCAACTAAGTAAACTAGCAATGATGAGACAGCAAGCTCTTGCCTTCATCAATGCTCCTTCAATGGCTCAGTTCCAAGCTTCTACCGACCCTAGATTTACTGCAGCTCCTACTGCAGCAGATCCATATCCTTCTTTGCAGACTAGATATATTGCAGACGGCGGTAACTTGGCTCTAAATCCATCTTACACCTTCTCTCTTCCAACTCAAGCACAAGGAGCTTCATTTGCGGCTTTCTATTCTCCTTACATTACACTAAGGGAAAACAACAGAAACGTAAACGTTCCTCCTGCAGCATTTGTTTCGAATAACTTTGTAGCTAAATTTGCAAACGGAGAGCCATACGCTATCGTAGCAGGTCAGAAGAGAGGAACAATTTCTGGAACTAATCTAGTTGGTCTGGAATACGACTTTACTCTAGAAGATAGAAGCTACTTAGAGCCTTTTGGAATCAACCCAATCATTAAAAAGAGAGGACTTGGAGTTGTTATATTCGGTAACCAAACTGCTTATCAAACAGTCAACTCTGCATTTAGCTTAGTTCACGTAAGAGACCTTCTGATTAGCGTAGAAAACGACGTTGAGCAGATTCTTTCTAATTACCTATTTGATTTCAATGAGGATTCGATCAGACTTGAAATTAAGACCCTAGTAGACAACTATTTAGACGGAGTTAGATCTGGAGGAGGTATCTATGCTTATCAAGTAATCATGGATTCTTCTAACAACCCTCCTTCAGTAATTGATCAAAACATTGGTATTATTGATGTTATACTAGAACCTGCTAGAGGAATTCAGAAATTTGTTAACAGAATTACTGTAACAAGAACTGGAGGTATAGCTTCTGGAGGATTTATTCAGTTCGTCTAATTCAATTTTTAAGGGAAAAGAAAAACAGGATAAATAGAAAAAAAAGAAAATTAAATGGCTGGATTACCACACTATCAAAATTCCCTGTTTGGGATAAACAAATACGAACCTGTTTACCTCAACCAGTTTGAAGTCCTAGTTACACCTCCTGCCCCAGTTTTGGGAGGATCTATCCTGATCGAGCAGGTAACCAATATAGGTGGTATGGCTGTAGATAAATCACCAGCTGCAGTAGGACAGAAATATAAGTTTGCAACTAGAAACTATGCAGGAGCAAAGCCAGATACTACAGTTTTTGACCTTACTGTTGCTTTTACTGTCAACCTTAATGATGCAAACTCCATGTATGTCTTCAAAACTTTAAGACAGTGGACGGACTTAATCTACAACCCACTCACCGGTGCAATGGGTCTAAAGAGAGACTATACAGGAACTATCGTTATCTCGGTGTTTAATAAACAGGGAGATGTGTTTAGAAGAATTACCTGTAGAGACTGTTTTCCGATTAAGCCAATTAACGCAATGGAATTAGATTATCAGAGTCAAAATTTATTCACCATATCTCTAGATTGGGCAGTAGATTACTGGGATGATCAATTCCTATAAAAAAATAGAAACAGATGGCAGGATTACCACACTTTACAAATTCGCAGGCAGGCATAAAACTTTACGAACCGGTTTTCTTAAACCAGTTTGAAGTTATTATTACCCCTCCTGCTGCTGTTACCCTTAATAACACTAGATTTAAAGGGGAAAGCATATTGACCCAGCAGGTTAAAAAGGTTTCTGGACTAGCAGTAGACATTCAGCCTGCGGGAACCTCTAATCAGTTCTATAAATTTGCAGAGAGAAGATATGCTGGAGGAGCTCCGAGCGATACTTCGGTTGCCTTTACCATGGATTTTGAAGTGAATTTGAACGAGCAAAATTCTATGATCGTGTTTAAGATTCTTAGACAGTGGGCAGACTTAGTTTACAACCCCTTAACTGGTGCAATGGGTCTTAAAAAAGACTATGTTGGATCTATGGTAATTTCCATTTTCAACAAGCAGGGTGATGTATTTAGAAGAATTAGCTTAAATAACTGTTTTATGACAACGGGATTAAGCACTATGGAGCTTTCTTATGACCAGGGAGAAGCTCTTTATTCTATAACAACTAGCTGGAAAGCAGATTACTGGCAAGATCAGTTTATATAAAAAATTAATAATGAAAAATTTATCAGACTTTAGATCTTTTATCAACCACCTAAATGAGGCAGAGGAATCTATGAGTGCTCCTTTGGATTGGGATCCTAAAAAAGCACAATCTGCTATAGATAAGGCGGTTAAGCAAACCGGAGGATCTAATAAAGATAATAAACCCACAGGTCTCAGTTTCAATAATGTTAAGCAGGTGTTTGGAAAAAACGACTACACCGTTAGGTATGTTATAGCTCAAGCTCTTAAAATAGCAGGGAAAGATCTTTTCCAGACAAACTCTTATAATCCAACTTTAACTGAAAACAAAAAAAGAGAAATTGAGAATTTGGATAAGCCCTATTTTTTCAATACCTATTATATAGGAGAAGTGGCTCAAAATGAAACTATGGACAAAATTTCTAAGGGTGTTTTAACTGCAATAAAACCTCTAGTTACTTCTATGCTAAAAGCTGTTGGCACGGAACAAGATAAGTATTATACTAGTTCAGCTACAAAACTCCCCGAGGTTGCTAAAGCAAAAATCGATCTGAGTAAGGTTAAATAATAATTTTAAAGAAACATTTCAAGACGGATATTCTATAAAAAATATCCGTCTTTTTTTGTGGTCGGATACATAAATTATACTTTATATCTAATATGGGCAGAGAAAATCAAGGAATTTTGGGAGGTCTTTCTCCCGAAGAAATATTGGCAAGGAAAGAAATGGAAGGGGGAGTAGTCTATGATGATCCCTTCGTTCCGGATTCCACGGTGAAAAAAATTGAATCTAACCCCTCTGTCGAGGTAAACGATAAACTTTTAATCAAGGAGGAAGTTTTAAGTCCTGTTGTCGAAAGAGAGACTCCTAAAAAAGAACCAGAAGTTCTTTCTTCCCTAGGTAGAATTGAAAATTTTTCTCCTCCACCTGCTTCCAATTTTAGTCCTGGCATGGAAGTTGGATGGAAAAATCTTCCTCTCCAGGTTCTTCCCTCTAGGGGTCTTTTCTATCCGGAAGGAACTAAAATTGCTATCAGAGCTGCAGAAACTAAAGAAATTAGGCATTTTTCTAGTATAGACGAAGATGATCTTTTAGATCTAAATGAAAGACTTAACTTTATCTTAGACAAGTGCAGTATAATGAATTTCCCTGATAGGGGGGTAGTTTCTTATAAAGACTTGAAGCAGGAAGACAGATTCTTCTTGGTGATGGCTATTAGGGATTTAACTTTCGTTCAGGGAGAAAATAGAATTATCCTTACCCCGGAAACTTCTTGTGAGGATAAGAAGTCCTGCCCTATCAATAATGGGATAGAATTAAGAACTGGAGTTTTATCCTCTTATGAGATAGATCCGAGAGTGATGAAGTACTATTCCCCGGTTACTAGAAACTTTGTTTTCCCTGTTAGAAAACTCGGCAAGGAAATTATCATGAGTGTTCCTTCTATTGGAGTCATGGAGACCGTTTCTAATTTTGTTATAAATGCAGTTTCTAAAGGTGTTGAGATAGAAGACAGCTTTGCTAAAATTGCTCCTTTTATTTTTTCTGATTGGAGAGGTCTAACGGACTCCATTATTAGGGAGAAAATGAGGGAGTCTGATGAGTGGACCAAAGAAGAGTTTTCTTTGTATTTTGAACTTTCCGAAGCTATAAAAATAGGGACCGAGCTTGATGTAAACTTCAAGTGTCCCACCTGCGGTGCCGAGGTCACCGCCCCCATTACCTTTCCCGGAGGGTTCAAATCTCTTTTCGTTATTTCAGATATCTTTAGAGAACTTCTTTGATCTGAAGTTCCGAATGTGGCAAGAGCACGGTCTAGATCCAGATTGGATAGAGAGGATTCCTTATTATGAATATCAAATTTGGATTGATAAGCTCAACAAAGCTATAGAGAAGGAGAATAAAGAAGCCTTAGAAGAGTCTGGAAAGAAAGAACTTTTCAATTTCTCTAAATAGAAGATTCCCTGATATATAAAGAAAATCTTTCTTAATGGATTCTAATCAAAAGA